GCAGAGCTATTCTCGGTGATGAGGAGAGTTGTCAACTCGTCCCCCTCCCGAATACAAATCCTACGCAGTTTGATGCTGAAGCATCCAAGGCTCGTTGTTTTTTACAATTTCGACTACGAACTGGACGCCCTACGTTGTCTTGTCAGTGGTCTCACAACGAAGGAACCGGATGGCTCAAACCCAGAGAAGGGAGTAAGTGAATGTGAGCTGAAAGAGTACAACGGGCACGTTCATGACCCTCTTCCGACTAGCAAACGATGGGTTTATCTTGTCCAGTATGCCGCTGGGGCCGAGGGATGGAACTGTACGAGTACCGATGCCATGGTTTTCTTTAGTCTGACATATTCGTACAAAATGTGGCATCAGGCACATGGTAGGATCGACCGGCTCAATACGTTGTTTAAGGAACTTTTCTACTACGTGCTTGTGTCCGATTCGGCGATCGACCAAGCCATCATGCGGTGCCTGAAAGAGAAAAAGGACTTCAATGAGAGGGTCTTTGCGAAGGAATTAGGGGCGTAAAACGGGTGGCAAAATGTCCGTTTTAAAAAGCTGAAAAATTTTTGACCGCCAGACTTGTCCGTATTGGGCATGAAATAGGCCGGTACAATCATGGGCAAAACGGGCGGTCAAAAATGCCAAATTTGAGCAAAAAACTTTCCCTAGAATTGAAACTTAATATGTACATATTAAAAGTGCAATTTTAAGAAAGTTTTTAGCCAAAATTTTTGACATTTGGCAGATCGGACATCACAAGGGAGATTCGATGGAAGACTGGAGAGAAGTTCAGGGGTTTCCGGGTTATTCTGTAAGTTCGGAAGGAGTTGTTCGAAACGATAGTGTCGGCCGCGTTCTGGCAAGATTAGTCAACAAGGAAGGTGTAACTTATGTTGGTCTAACTCGAGACAGAGTTCAACACAACAGAGCCGTAGCATACGTCGTCGCTCGAGCTTTCCTGGAGCCCCACCAAAATCCAGTCTTCGATACGCCCATACATCTAGACGGTGACCGTATCAACACAGCAGCAAGCAATCTCATGTGGCGCCCTCGTTGGTTTGCCATGAAGTACCACAGGCAGTTTTTGAAGCGGTTGTCTATGCGCCCCGTGGTCCCGGTTGAAGAACTAGCCACACGAGAGCAGTTTGACGACACGTGGTTGGCTGTTATGCGTTTCGGTCTTTTGTGTAACGACATTCTTACTGCGGCTTGGAACTATACTTATCAAGATAGTCTCGGAGCAAGGGTTTGGCCTACAGGTCAACAATTTCGCATGTTACGCAAAAACACATATGAAGTAGTAGAAAAAACATCGGCTATAATAGAAGGAGTAAGATAAGCTCGTTACTTTTTTGGGAGCCCACCATGCTAGAACGTCAATATCAGTCCGAGCTTATCAAACGGCTCCGTCAGAGGTTTCCGAGTGCTGTCATTCTGAAGAACGACGCAGAGTATCTTCCTGGTATTCCGGATCTGACGCTACTGATGCCTTATTCGTTCTGGGCCATGCTTGAGGTCAAGTCAAGCGCGTTAACGCTTCACAGGCCAAATCAGGACCACTACGTGAGCATCCTGGATGACATGTCGTTCGCGGCATTTATCTATCCGGAGAACGAGGAAGAGGTGCTTAATGCTCTTCAATCAGCATACGAATATTGTCGGGAAGCACGCGTTCCTCAGCCCCAGTAATTATCACTGGATTAACTACGATGACGAGAAGCTCGACAAGATGTGGACTGCCGCTATGGCAGCACAGCGAGGAACCGAGTTGCACAAGCTTGCGCATGATTGCATTCGCCTGAATGTCAAGCTTCCTTCTTCGTCTAAAACTCTGCATCTCTATGTCAACGACGCTATAGGCTACAAGATGACCCCAGAGCAGCCGCTGTATTATTCGCCGAACTGCTATGGCACTCCTGACAGCATCGGGTTCAGGCGAGGTCATCTTCGAATTCATGATTTGAAAACGGGTGTTATTCCAGCTTCAGAACATCAGCTTGAGGTCTATGCTGCTCTATTCTGTATGGAGTATCGTGTAAACCCGTTTGACATAAAGACAGAGCTTCGCATTTACCAAAGTGACGAAGTTCGTGTTTACGAGACCGATCCTGATGTTATCTTTCACGTCATGGATCGAATTCGAGTCTTCGACAAGCGAATCGAGACAATGCGATTGGAGGCCGCTTCGTGATAATAGATGAGAACGACTATCTTGCTCACTACGGCGTCCTCCGTAGATCGGGCCGTTATCCTTGGGGTTCTGGCGGACCTGAGACCAACGCCGGACCACACAGCTTCTTGGGAATGGTGTCTGACCTTCGCAAGAAAGGCTTGAGCGATGTCGAGATTGCTAAAGGACTAGGTATCTCTACCGGAGATTTGCGTCGGGCAAAGTCTATTGCTGGCGCTGAGCAGAAGCAGGCGTTTATCGGCCAAGCACAAAAACTGAAGGATAAGGGCTATTCTAATTCGGCCATCGGTCGAAGAATGAATCTCAATGAGTCCTCGGTTCGTGCTCTTCTAGATCCCGCGGCTAAAGACAAGGCGCACATTCTCAACGCCACAGCAGACATGCTAAAGCGAGAAGTTGCGAAGAAGACGTACTTGGATGTCGGTACTGGTACCGAAAGAAATCTTCCTCTGCCTGTAAGCGCAGATAAACTCAAGACTGCGATTGCGAAACTCGAGGATGAGGGCTACAAAGTCCACTACGTTAAGGTGCGTCAGCTAGGCACCGGCAAAGACACCACAGTCAAGGTTCTCACTACGGGCGACAAGACATACGGGGAAGTCTTTCGAAATCGAGACAACATTCGTGCTGTCACAGAAGTCACTGAAGATGGTGGTCGTTCTTACTTCGGCATCTTGCCTCCTAAGTCAATCAGCTCTAAGCGAATTGGCATCAAGTACGGAGACGAAGGCGGTGCTGAAGCAGATGGTGTGATCTACGTTCGTCCTGGAGTCAAGGATGTGTCTCTAGGCGGAAATCGCTATGCTCAGGTTCGCATTGCGGTGGATGGAACGCACTTTCTCAAGGGCATGGCTATGTACAAAGATGACTTGCCTGCTGGCGTAGATCTGATGTTCAACACGAACAAGACTACGCGAGGCAGCAAGCTCGATGTCATGAAGCCTATGCAGAAGGATCGAGATGGCAATGTCGATAAGGACAATCCTTTCGGCGCTGTCATCAGCCGACAAATCGGGCATTCCGACCCTAAGACAGGAAAGACCAGAGAACTCACCTCGGTCATGAACATCGTGAATGAGGATGCTAACTGGTCCAAATGGTCGAAGACTTTGTCTTCTCAGTTCTTGTCTAAGCAATCGCCCGCTCTCGCCAAACAACAACTCGATATGTTGCGTGAACGCAAGCAACGTGAGTTTGACGACATCATGAAGCTTACGAATCCTGCTGTCAGAAGGAAGTTGTTGGAAGGATTGGCTGATGATGCTGATTCTTCGGCTGTACATTTGAAGGCTGCCGGTCTTCCTGGACAGAGAACACAGGTGATTCTACCTGTCAACTCGATGAAGGAGCACGAAGTCTACGCTCCTAATTTCAGGAATGGTGATCGGGTGGCTCTTGTGCGTTTCCCTCATGGTGGAACGTTTGAGATTCCCGAGCTCACTGTCAACAACCGTAATCCTGAAGCTAGGAAACTGCTGGGCACCAATTCGCAGAACGCAATCGGCATCAATCACAAAGTTGCTCAACGCTTGTCTGGTGCTGACTTTGATGGCGATACTGTGCTTGTCATTCCAAACAACAAAGGACATGTCAAGTCTCAGCCACCGCTAGCCGAGCTTAAGGGCTTTGATCCTCAAACCGCATACAAGGGCTATCCTGGTATGCCGAAGATGAAGTCTAGTACTAAGCAGACTGAGATGGGCCTTGTGTCTAATCTCATCACAGACATGACTATCAAAGGCGCAAGCAACGCCGAGCTTGCTCGAGCAGTTCGGCATTCTATGGTAGTCATTGATGCTGAGAAGCACGATCTCAACTACAAGCAGTCTGCCATAGACAACGGCATTGCTCAGCTTAAAGCCAAGTATCAAGGTGGGCCAAGAGGTGGCGCTTCTACTATTGTGTCACAAAGAAAGTCTGTCGATGTTGTGCCCGAGAGAAAGGCCACATTCAAGGTAGATCCTGCTACAGGCAAGAAGATCTTTGTCCCAACAGGAAACACTAGGGTCGTCAATGGTAAGACTGTTCCTGTCACAGAGAAGGTTCGACGTCTTGCTGAAGTTGATGATGCGCACAAGCTGTCTTCTGGTAAGCGTATCGAGCAGGTCTATGCAGATCACTCTAATGCTATGAAGGCGCTTGCTAATGCTGCTAGAAGGGAAGCTGCAACAACTAAACCGGTTGCACATCTACCTTCCGCAAAGACCCCCTACCAAAAAGAAGTGGCATCTCTCAACGCAAAGTTAAACATCGCTTTGTCGAACGCCCCTCGTGAAAGAACCGCCCAGGTCTTAGCAAACGCCATAGTCCGCCAGAAGCAGCATGCCTATCCAGACATGGATGCAGCTACTCTCAAGAAGATCAAGGGTCAAGCTCTTACTGAAGCTCGAGTAAGAGCAGGCGCAGAGAAGCAGCGCATTGACATCACACCTGATGAGTGGAAAGCAATCCAGGCTGGAGCTATTACTAGTAACAAGCTAAGAAACATCCTTGATAACACGGATCTAGACAAGGTAAAGACACTAGCAGCACCACGAGAGAAACTTCTCATGACTAGTACTAAGACCGAAAGAGCTAGAACCATGCTAGCCCTTGGCTACACACAGGCTGAGGTAGCAGATCAGTTGGGTGTTTCCCTCACAACGCTCAAGGATAGCATCGAGTAAGGAGGGTAGATGGTAGACCACATGCTCACAACAGTAGACAATCCATTCGATCCCTTCACTGAGTTTGATGCCTGGTATGCCTTCGATACGGCAGCCGGGTACAACACACCAGGGTTCCTTGCTCGAATCGTTAAGTCGTCGGACGAACTGTCTGAAGCTGATCAGGCAAAGGCAATCGAAGATGCGATTGATGAGATTGTGAAAGAAAATGTAACTGGAGTTTACAAGAAAGTTTCATTGCAACTTGAAGATGCTTGATGGCAGGGGGGAGGGGGTCTTAAAAACCCCACCCCCTGTTTCATCGCCCCGCCTCCAAAAATACCCCCGGAGGGACATTGGAAGAGATGTTTCTGATGTTCTCTCCGCGGGAACTACTCGGAAAGGAGTTGTAACTGTGGTTAGCAGGCGGAGAAGTACCCCAGAACCTGAGCCCAAGCCACGCCCCAAACCAGCTACAACTCCTGAGGGCAGAGAGAACCAACTCGTCGCGTTGGCTGTGGACGTAGCAGAGCAACAGCTTCGGGCAGGAACAGCGTCGGCTCAGGTAATCACACACTATCTCAAGCTCGGTACGTCCAGAGAAAGACTCGAACAGGAAAAGCTGACTCATGAGCTGGAGCTCCTTCGAGTTCGAGCTGAACAGATGGCGTCGAGTCAACGAATTGAAGAACTTTACACCAACGCTATCAATGCGATGCGGTCCTACACAGGTCAGGCTCCGATGGAGCTCGACGATGATCAGGACCTATAGAGAT